AATAGCGAGAGAGACTCTCGCAACCAGGATGTTCTTGCTGTCCGCAAGGGTAAAATCTCACAGGTATACCCTGACTTCTTTCCAGACGGCGTAGATGCCAACGTAGTAGCCAACTTTATCGATGTAGTAGCCCGTGACCTTTCAGAGGTTATGGCTCCACTCCCAGCAGTCAACTGCTCAGCGGCTAACTCTGTCAGTGACAAAGCACGTGCTTTTGCTGATAAGCGTACCCGTATCGCATCAAACTATTTCTCACACTCAGACCTTTCAATCCAGATGTACTCTGGTGCTGACTGGTACATTACATACGGTTTCGTTCCTTTCATGATTGAATTGGACGAAGAAGCAAAGATGCCTCGCATCCGCGTAGAAAATCCAATTGGGGCTTACCCAGAATTTGACCGCTACGGGCGCTGTGTCGCATTTGCTAAAAGATATATCATGACTCTTGGAGAACTGGTCACACAGTTTCCAGAGTATGAGCGTGAACTACTAGGGCCAAACGGATACAAGCAAGACCTGTATTCACAACTAGAACTAATTCGGTACTACGATAAAGACCAGTCTATTATCTACCTACCAACAAAGCAAAATTTAGTTTTATCTTATGCAGCCAATCCGCTGGGTAAGATGATGGTTGTCGTGGCGCGTAAGCCATCTATTGATGGTGAACTGCGTGGACAATTCGACGACGTATTAGGTATTCAACTTCTCCGCAACCGTTTCGCCCTATTGGCAATGGAAGCAGCAGAGAAGAGTGTTCAAGCACCAATCGTACTACCTCAAGACGTACAAGAACTCCAGTTGGGTGGCGATGCGGTTATCCGTACCGCCAACCCTGCTGGCGTTCGACGTGTAGAATTGACTCTACCACAAGGCGCATTTACAGAATCAGCACTACTTAACCAAGAACTTCGCGCTGGTACTCGTTACCCAGAAGGACGTTCTGGTAACATTGATGCAAGCATTGTTACAGGCCAAGGCGTTCAGGCTCTTATGGGAGCCTTTGATACCCAGGTTAAAGCAGCACAGGCTATCTTCGCAGCCGCTTTGCGCGACATCATCAGCCTATGCTTTGAAGTTGACGAGAAGGTATACCCAGAAGAGAAGACCATTCGTGGCGTTGACTCTGGAAGCCCATATGAGATTACCTACAAGCCTTCTAAAGACATTAAAGGCGATTACTCAGCAGATGTACGTTATGGCATGCTCGCTGGTCTCAACCCAGCACAGGGCCTTATCTTCATGCTACAGGCTCTAGGTGGCGGTCTTATCTCTAAGGATATGGCTATGCGCGAATTACCATTTACGGTTAACGTAACACAAGAACTTGAAAAGATTGAAATTGAAAACATGCGTCAATCACTTCTCGGCGGTATCACCGCTATGGCGCAGGCTATTCCAGCGATGGCAACATCAGGTGGAAATCCAGCAGATATAGTAACAAAGATTGCAGGAGTTATCACTGCGCGTCAAAAGGGTGTAAGCCTAGAAGATGCTATCTCAGAGATATTCGCTCCAGAGCAACCAGTTCCTCCTGTTGGGGCTGCACCTTCCCCTGTTGAGCAGCCGTCCCCTGTTCCAGGCGCGGCTCCAGCAGGAGGGCTTCCTACAGAAGCAATGGCTCCACCACCAGACTTACAAACAATTTTATCTACCCTCAGTGGTAGCGGCAAGGCATCGGGACGAGTAACAACTAGGGGATAACAATGACTACGCTAGTAGCGATACAGGGTGACGGATGGTCGGTACTAGGGTGTGATTCTCGCCTTAGTGATGAACATGGTAGGTTTCAGGTAAGCAAGACTCCAAAGATTGTAGAAAACAATGGGGTATTGATTGCTGGTTGTGGTTCATCACGTACAAGTAATGTGTTACACTATGGCTATCTACAACCCAAGCCTACACTTAAAGAAAATTTAAATTTTTATATGACGCAGAAGTTCATTCCTCAGATGCGTAAGCATTTCATTGATGCAGGAATAGACATGAAAGAGGACGGCGATGTTGCGCAGAACGAAGGCGGATTCCTTATCTCAGTCAAAGGACAAGTCTTCTCGGTCTCCGATGACTATTCTTGGGATACCGATGTTCGTAATGTATACGTTATGGGTTCTGGCGGAGATGTTGCCCTCGGTGCATTGGCAGCGATGGGTGTGGAAAAAGTAAAGACAGTTAATCAAGCAGAGACAATGATTCGCAAGGCTATTGCCATAGCAATCAAGTATGATAATATGTGCTCTGAACCAATTTATACATTTAAACAATACGCATAGGAGTAAACATGGGTGGACAAGGCAGCGGTGGCGCCAACGGCGGACCACAGTACAATCCAGCGAATGTTTCTGGTACTGGCGGAGCAGGACAAAGCGGTAATTACACTGGCTTTGCATACGGACAGAATCAAACAGTAAATAATCAACGTATAGAGGGTAATCAGGCAATGGCATCGGCTCAAGCAGCAACACCATCGGCACCTCAAGCACCTCAATCACCGTATGAGGGTGCTAATATGCCTCAATTGGGAACACTTTTTGACCCAACAAGTCGCCCAGATGAGCCAATTACAGCAGGTGTAGACTTTGGCCCTGGTCCAGGAAGCGATATTCTTCCAAAGAACTTGATGAACAACACTCGCGTTGATGAAAACGCAAAGATTGCAGCGCAATATCTACCAGATTTGGCATTTGCCGCAAGGTCTGCAGACGCTCCAGACTCATTTAAGCGATTTGTGAACTATCTTATTGAAAATGCTCAAGGATTAAGCACCAATGGCTGATGCAATATGGATGCCAGGTAGCCTTTTCGACAACATTGACAAGTTTGCGAACTCACTTGGGTATCAAAACGCAGGTATTGTCATGGAATTGTCAATGATGTCTTGGAAGTCTACAGACGACAGAGATGCTTTTATTACAAGCATTACTGGTCAAGAAGTACAGGGCGGAACAGAAAAAAATTATATTAAACGAAATTTCTAGGGGGTAGGCATGTCTTGGTGGGATTCATTTACCAGCGCTATCTCGAGCGCTAAGTCTACTGCAGGTGCTGTTGGTAAAAACCTTACAGGTGGCGGTTCTTACCTCAATGAGGATGAGCAAAGAAGAGAAGAAGAATTTAGCAAAAACGTAAAGAATACTATAAAAGATATAAGTGATAAATTAGAAGCCAATGCTCCAGGTCGCGTTGCTAAGGCTGCAACTAAGTTTTCTGCAGACCTTCTTCTTAAGGCTGCTGTTAAGTTTAACGATAACATTTACTCACCGCTTATCTCACGCCCTATTTCAACATTTGGATTATTAAACGACCCAGATTCGCCACTTTACCAAAAGGGTCAATTTGAAGAGGGATTCCAATTCTCTGATATTAAGGCGGCATATAACCGTAGCGAAAAAGTTTCTGCAATGCAGGCTCTTACAGCATCTGAATTACTGCCAGAAATAAAGCCAGTCATTAGATTTCTTTCTAATGGAAAGATTGACCCTGATGCTGTCAACGTCTGGGATGATGAAAGCATTAAAAAGAATTTTGTCGACAATGCTGTTGGTCGCTGGTACACTGGTATTGGTGACTTTGTTGTAGGCGCCAAAGGTATTGGAGTTGCTGGCAAACTTGCTGGTGCAGGTATTAAGGCTGTTGCAAAACCAGCAGGTCTATACACTAAGGGCAAGAGCGTTGATGCTTTAGCAGCAGATATGGAAACTGGTATTCTACACGCTACTACAAATGGTGCTCAAGGTACTCAGACTGTTTCAGGAAGTCATGCTCTTGTGCTTGCTGGTACTAAAGACTGGAGCCTCGTTGAGGACATCGTCACTAAGTATAGCACCAATGAAAGATTAATCCCAATCATTCGTGAGACAGCAGATGCAAGCGTTGTCAAAGACCTTCTTCTTGCCGACAAGGGCAACCTTGCTGCTTTAGAACGTCTAGCAGCCACATCAAGTGATAAACTCTTTGACATGGCTGATGTTAAGTCACAGATACGCAATGCTGCTATTCAAAATGGTCAGTTGCCCATGTACACAGGTGTACCTGCTGCACGTTTAAAGAAAGCATTTGACGATGCTATCAATAGTGACCCACAGTTTAAGAAGATTAGAGATGCATTCTTTGACCCAGCAGGTAAAATTCTTTATGGTGGCAAAAACTTCATGCCTATTGAGCCCATTGTTGGTGCTTCTGCAATAATTGCAACACAGAATGCAGCGCGTGGGATAAAGGCAACAATTCGCAATCGTGAATATGAACTTCCAAAGAATGCTTTCTTTGAAACTAAAATTGGAGAGACTGCTGGCGGATTAGTACTACGTGGTATTCGTCTTGCTGCTCGCGGAACAGAATCACTTCCTGCTGGATTTGTATCTTTATCAGGTATGCGCCCAATGCAAGCACGTGTAGAACTTGATGGATTCCTCAATAGCATGAAGATGTTTAGAGATGGCAACGCTAAAGTTGAAACTGCACCTGGAGTATTTGAAAAGGTTTCAGTTGTTCGTGCTCGTCTAGAAGATGAGTACATGAGCACTCTTGGTAAGGGCCAAATTGCACAGGTTGAAGCACTTACTTCAATTGATGCTAAGGTTGGTCGCATGCTTGCATACAGGGCTAAAATATATGATGAAACTACACTTAATAACTATGTAGCAAGATTCCAAATGAATGTTAGCAAGGGAATGCAATCCGTTAAAGAAAATGGATTTGGCATTGGTTACGATGGAAATGTAACACTTGTGCAACCTCAGACATTGCGTCAACTTGCAGAATCATACCGCTTTACTCCTTGGGATGATATTGAAATCCAACTTGATATTGAAGCAGCAAAAGGATTTGGCAAGAAGGGTAAGCAGTTTAGCCGTGGAGGAAGAGATATCTTCGGTGAACTAAACAAGGTCTGGACATTTGATGTTCTTGCTCGCCCTTCATACGCATTCAAGCAGTCCTTATTTGAGCCAATCATTAGCGTTGGCTTATCACAAGGTATCTCTTTTGTAAGAAAAGAAATTATTGCACAAGGCGTTAAGCGAGCATCTATAAACTTTTACAACTGGTCTAATGATTTTGTTAGAAAAAATGTTATCAATAAAGCCGAATATAAGGCTGTTGCCTCTAATGTATCAGACAGGTCTACAATGTTACAGCAGGCTATTGCTGCTAAAAATGCTGCAGAAGCCTCTGTTAATGAACTTCTTAAGGGTGCCTCCCCTGCCACAAAAGCACAACATTTATCTGCTGCTAGAAAAGAACTAAAGGCTATTGACGAAATTGTTGATGATATAGAATTAAGCCTGCGCGATGCAATGGTTCCTTATGGGCTTACGGAAGCAATTCCAAGCATGGCTACACTAGAGCGTCGTCTTGCATACCTTAGGGCAAATCCAGGTATTACAAAAAAGACTGCAGAAGTTAAAAAAGCCGAAGCAGCAATTAAGAATTATAAAACATTAGTTGGAAAGATGGCTACTAATAAGAAGTTAATCATGGAGGCTGACGATGCAGTCCAGAAGGCATACTCTAGTATTGATGATGCTCTCAAAGAACTTGGCGAAGCCAGAATTAAACAAGCAGATGTATTTGGTAAGAGCGCAAAATTCAAAAAGCGTTACTACTCAAAAGAAAAGCATACTATTGTTCTAAATGGAACTCAACATCACATTGATTCTTTTATTCAAGAGCAAACTGATGGAAGCCCAAGTAATTTTACCTCAGCAGTACGTGCAGAAACACAGAATGCTAGAACACAGCAGATTAACTTCTTAGGAGAAATGTCTGTTGCAACTGGAGTTGCTGCAATTAAGCGTAAGATTCCAATGTCTAAAATTGGTGTAGGAGAGCAGAACTACTTTGAGGAGTTGGCAGACATTGCCAACCGTCAGTATCGCGGTGAGCCTCTTATGGACTTAATCTTTGCTGAAACTCCAATGAATAAAATTTTAAAGTGGGGCAAGACTCCAGAGGGAGCAGCATATCTTAAGGCATTTGGTATTACTAGCGAAAAGCAAATACCAGCATACCTTGCTGAAAAAGTTGAACTTGTCAAGCGTATGTATCCATCATATGAGGCCAGAGCAGCCATCCTCAAGGGTGAAGTAACATCACAGCAACTAGAGAAACTTCTTGCTCCTTATCTTGATGAGTTATATGATATCATTCCTGCTAATCATAACTATGAAGCATTAACATTTGGTGTAAGTGGTGTTGCCAGTGCAACGCAAGGTTACAACAAAATGATGACTAACGTAATGACTAAACTTGCAAGCGTTGAAAATCCTATTCGTGCAACCTTATTTGAGAAGTTTGCAACTGAGGGTGTTGCGCGACGAGCACAGTATCTAATAGACCAGGGTATTGATGTGACAACTACTCAGTACAACGCTTTGCGTCAAGCAGCAGGTCGTGAAGCCTTGCAAGAGATGGAAAAGGCTCTTTATACCATCAATAACCCTAATCGCTTTATTAATTCACTACGCGCAATTATTGCGTTCCCAGGTGCAAACGCTAACGCGTTTCTGCGCTATGGTCGACTTGCAGCGAAGAATCCAGTTCGCGCAGCAAACGTAGTGTCTAACTATGGACGCGTATTTACAACATTTGGCGTCGATGAGTTTGGTAATCCAACCAACGATATTGATAAGATTTCTCACTTAGTTATCCCTGGCAGCAAAGAACTTGGCTTGGGTCCACGAGGAGAAGGAATTAAACTTAATGCTCAGTCTTTAGGCTTCCTTCTTAACCGTCCAGGACCATCATTCGTTACGAGCCTTTCAGTAGGTACAATAATGCAAAAGTGGCATCCAACGGAAAAAGCAGTCGAAGACTTAATGACATGGGGCGGTACTAACTGGTACAAGGTTATTTGGCCTTATGGACCACCTACATCAGTAAGAGATGCCTATACTCCACCTTGGGTTAAAAATATAGTTAACACTGGTCCTGAATGGTCAAGAGAACTTGCAAGCATGGTATTTGGCAAGAGTGGACAAAGAGATTATTTAAGTTCATGGAAGTCTGTTTACAACTACAACGCAATGTTGGTTGAAATGGGAATTCAGGATGATATGCCATCTGATGCTGAAATAGAAAAGCAAGTCAAGGGTTTATTTCAAGCCAAGTTTTGGTCTGTATTTATGTCACCCTACGCAGGTATTCCTTACAAGATTGAAACCAATCCAATGGCGCTTACTTCAAGTCTGTACTACAAACTACAGGAAAAGTATAGAGCAGAGGGTATGGGCGGCCAAGATGCACGCGATGCTGCTGGTGAAGAGATGCTTGCTCTACTTGGACCTAAGTTTATGCTTGATAGAGTTACATATGTTGGTTCATCAAAAAACATGAATTCTCCTGCAACAAGCGAGGCATACGCACGTGTCTTTGAAGACAATGATGACCTAGTCGGAAGACTTGCTAACATTGAGCCAGGTGAGATTGGTCTAGTAGGACTATTGACCTCTGACCTAGATTATGACCCAGCCAAGCAGTCAAACAACATTCTTGCACTTCTATCTAATCCAGGAGCAACTCTTCCAGGAACTAGTAAGAACATCAACGAACTCAAGATGACTCCACAGGAGATTGAGACTGAGCGCCTTAAGCAGCGCACTTGGAACATTTATATGGCTACCAAGGCTGCGCTAGAAGCCAAGATTACCGATGGTAAGACATTACGTGCTCACCCAGAATTTAAAGCGGTGCTAGATAACCTTGCTGCAACTACATTTAGAGAACAAAGTCAAGCATGGTATGACCAGTATAAACTTGCGGAGAGTGGTGACACTTCTTACAAGTATGCTCGAGCATTAACTGAAATTGTTAACGATGAAAAGTTTATGGGCAAGAGTGGCAATAGCCAGTACTGGAAAGATGTTCAACAGTTCCTTGATGCTCGTACTGCATTTGTGCAAGTTTATCAAATGCTACCAGACTATGACCCACGTAAAGCAATACTATCAGACAACTATAACGCTTGGATACAAGCAAATGTTGGACAATGGGATGGCAACTTAAAAACTATTATTACACGATATTTTGATAATGATTCCTTAAAGGCGGTTAACTAATATGGCTCTCACTGCAAAAGAAGCGTTATTTGATAAAAATGGCAATGGCATTCTTGAGCCAAGCGAAAAGCAGGTAATGGATAAAGTTGGCGACTTCATCAACGTAGACGAAGAAACTAAATCGACTAATCCAAAGGCTGGCACAGGTGTCACAACCAAAAAGACAAAGTTAACTACAGAGTCAGCACGCGCCTTGATGGAAGCATCAGCAGAAAGTGCTGGCTATGCTGGCAAGTTCTCAAAAGCAGATGTAGCACAATTTATTAAAGAGTTTGATGAAGAGCAAAACCTTCAAATTGAAAAGGTTATTACTTCTACCGCAAGCAAAGTAACTCCTGGAGGAACAACCCCAGGTGCAGTTGATAAGACGACAGAAAGCACTGCCAAAACAGAGTTTCCATCATATTTTAATCCTGCTCAATTTGCATCTGACTGGATATGGAAAAAGATTGATTTTACTGACGAGAAGTCACTTGGAGCAAAATCTCTTGGCACGTTAGCCGAAGTTCGTGGTCTTATTGAGAAGTTCCAAATTATGGGAGTATCTGATTTTGAGGCAAAGGCTGCTGCAAAGTTAATTGCTAAGGGAGAAAAGACCCTTGATGAGTACACTGTAGACCTACAGGGCAAAGCCATTACTGAATTCCCACAGTTTGCAGATAGATTTAAGGCAAACCCTAAACTAACAACTTACGATATTGCCTCTCCAATTATTAACATGGTTGCAGAGACGCTAGAACTTGACCCAAAAATGGTTAAGATGAATCACCCAGTTGTCTTAGCATACACACGTTCTGCTGGTGCAGACGGCAAGGGTACGCCACCATCATACTATGACTTATTAATTAAAACAAAACAGTTGCCAGAGTATCAGAAAACCCAACAAGCAAATAATGAAGCACGTGATGGCGCAACCTCACTGGCTAAAGCATTAGGATTTGGACTTGGAGAATAATGCCATCAAAAGATGCTATGTATGATGCAAAGTTAGCGGCAGCAGCAAAAGCAGCAGCAGCAGCCAATGCAAGTGCTATTAAACAAGTAGGACCACAAGGTGGCCTAAACGCTGGTGTTATTGCTGGAGTCAAGGCTCCTACTAGTTATCCAAAAAAGGAAACAGCCCCCGTGGCCCCTTCGGCCTCTGTGGCCTCTGTTGGACCGCAAGGCGGTCTTGCTGCTGGAGTCGTTGCTGGTGTTAAACTTCCTCCTGCTTCCGCTCCCGCCCCTGCTAAATGGGTAAAGGCTGGAACGGTACAAACTATAAATGGTCCAGTTGATGTAGACTCTAGCGGTAAGGCCGAAGACGGCTCAATGCCAATAGCAAAGAGTGAAGATGGGCCTTTAAAACCACCTGAAACTAAATTTGACCCAGTTGGCAAACTACTGCGATACGAAGCAGGCAAAACCACTGGCTATCGCGTTGCAGTATACGCTGATGGAAAAGGTGGAGAGTTTAAGGCAGAAGAAACCCCTAATCCAGTTGAGCCTGGTAGTACTGGATTTGAAACTGGTGGACCAAAGGTAACTCTTGCTCGTAATACTTTTGCAAATACCATGGCCCTCTTAGTTGGAGAGACAGAAGCATCACAGCCTTGGGTTGACGAAATGTATGACCTAGCACAGGGATATATAAATACAGGTTCTAGTATTGAAGAGGCGCAGAACCTTGCTTTGCGTGAAGCAAAGAACAAAGGAACCGCATCTAAGTTTGTACAACGCTTTAGCGCAATCTTTAAGTTACAAGATAGACTTAATAAAGGTGAAACAGT